GATGCCGCCGCCCAGCGTTTCGCCGAACTTTCGCGCCTGGTACTCGGACTTAGTCAGCCCAGCGGTGAACTCTGCGGCGTCAAGCCCTAGGCTGACGCGCAGCGATCCGATGTTGTTAGCCATTCTTCCGCCCCTGTCCCAGCTTGCGCACGCCCGCGCCGGCAATGCTGCTGATGGTCTGCGCGGCGTCGCTCAATTCAGCGGCGCGCCGCTGCGTGAACAAGTCGAAGTCGTGCATGGTGGTTTTGTTTCCGTTGACTTGCGCCAGCGTGTTGGTGAGCTGCATCAGCAGCAGTTCAAGCCTGCGCGGCCACAAGGGGCCGCGCGTCATCCAGAGCGTGAATTCGTAGTGCGTCATCCCGTCGATTGCCGACAGGGGGACGCCCAGGGATTCCGCTAGGTCGAGCTTGAATCTGTCCCTGGCGGTGAGACGTTTCCCAGGTCAATCACCGCCTCATCGGAGCGCGGGTTTACCTTCTCCATGGCTTCTTGAATCTTGTTCAAAGAGTCGGAGCGCAGGCCGTTGATGAGGAACAGGTCTTGAGTGCTATTAGGATCAAAGATCAGTTCACCATGCTTATCACACAGCACCCGGGCGACGCCGCGCGCGGTGCGTAACTTGGGGTCAACATCTTCCCCGATGCCCTCCAGCTCCCCAACGAGCAGGGGCTTGACGTACACGGCGCCCCATTCTTCGATGTCGAGCGGGAAGGGCTTGGGGTTGGCCGTGGCCAGAATTCGCGCGCGAAGTTCTGCAGTGCTCATTAAGCCTCCAGCACGAAGATTTCACCGGTCAGCTTGAGCTGCGTATTGCCGGTGTACACGGTGCCATTCGAGCCGCTGAAGCTGGACTGCTGCACCTTGCCAATCATCACGATCGTGCCGCCACTGTTGGGCATGACCACGCGCACCACAACCTCATCGCCGGCCTTCTTGGCTGCGCGGAAAGCGGCCTGCACATCGCTCGTGGGCGCGTAGTTGTAATTCAGGGTCAGGGTGCCAGAGTCCGACAGGCCGACTTCAAACTCCTTGGCGGTGGAGCATACGGTCGTGACTTCGATTTCGTCGCTGGTGCCGTCTTGCTGGTCAATGCCAGTCAATTCGCAGAACGCCGAATACGTGAGCGGAGTTGCGGTGCCTCCGCTGGTATATGCGCCGTAGCCAGTCGAGTCCACGCCGGCTAACTCGAAGTCATCCGTATCCGGGTTGTCCACGACGAACAATTGACCGTTGACCTGGGTCATGCCCACGACAGCCGCAATGCGGACCGCCGTGCCCAGCGTGAAGCCATGCGCGGTCACTGCAACCAGGGCCGGGGCGGCCTGGTCGATGTCGGTAATGGTTTTGGCGGAGCCTGTGCCCACGGACACTTGGATCGTGGAGCCGTTGAACTTGAAACGCTTGCCGGAAGACATAGGGCGGTCCTTTCTGTGGACGAAAAAAAAGCCGCATGAAGCGGCTGGTTGGTGTGGCCCATAGGGGCGGTGGCGGAAACAAAAAAACCGCCCGATGGCGGCTGGTTATCAGTGGTGCGGTCTATGTCGGGCTGGACAGATAGACCATGTAATCGGCGGTGAGCCGATTTGTTTTTGTGTCGGGGTCGTAGTCCTCGAAATCAGAGTCCCACACCCATACGGGGCGGAAGTCCTGCATGGCAGTTTTCACGGAATTGCACAACGCAGTGAAAGCTGTTTGCCCAGAAGAATCCAGCGCCACCACATCAATCTGCACGCGGTAATCGGCCGTCTCTTCGCCTCCGTCCCCACAAATGTCCTGGTTCGCCGTGGTGCTGATGAAGGTGTATCGGATGGCAGGCCAAACCGGAACGTCGGGAGATTGGGGGAATCTGTTGCGGTAGACGCGCCCGCCTACAAGTGGGCGCAGCTTGGCAACCAAAGCAGTGGCAAGGTCTGCCTTCGATGTCATACGCCAGCCTTTTCCAAGCGCTTCACGAGACGGGCTTTCATGGCGTCGATTGCGGCCTGCACGTTGTTGTCGATAGCGGGTCGCAGGAACGGACGCGGCGCCATCTTGACGGTTCCAAACTCCAAGAACTTTCCATAAAACGCATCCTTTGGCACTTTGCCGGAGCCCTGACGGATTGTGACTATGTACTCTTCGGTTGCGGTCCGTTGGCCTGGTGGAAGGCGGCGGATGATGATGTTCTTGCGTAGATTGCCGGGCTGGGCGATCTGGTCTTTACGCCTGCCTAGCCGATGGGGCTCTGACGATATAGGGGCGCTCTCGATTGCGGCCTTTTTCACCACGGTTGCCGCTGCCGCCGTGGCCGCGCGTGCCGCACGCCCGGCCATGTCCTTGTCGAGTTTTCGCAGTCGCTCGCCCAGCTCTTTCAGGCCTTCGACTTGGATTTTGACGGTCCTAGCCATCGTTCGCCCCGGTGGAGCAGACCAGATCGACGGACTCGCGGCCTTGCTCGTCGGGTAGCACCTGCTCTATCGCGTACACCCGACCGCGATAGAGCAGCCGGCAGGTCTGGTCGATGTCCTCCCTGTAGCGGATACGGACCGACGATTTCGTGGTGCCGACCTGAACGCCGTTTCGGATGGCCTCTGCGCCGGTAATGTTGCGGATGTTGGCCCATATCAAGGTAGCGAAAGGCACCCAGGTGACGACAGCGCCGCCGAGGGGGTCGGCGACAGTCGTTCTCCGCTCGATGGTCACTTGACGATCCAACCTACCTGCTTGCATCACGCGTACACCTTGAAGGGCTGCAACAGGTAGTCAGCACCGTTCGGCAGGGTCGCGACAGATGCGCCCACCACCACGTCCTCGCGCTGCGCATACAGACTGCCAACCGTCAGCAGCACGGCGGCCTTGATCTGGTCGTTCACCACCACGCCATCCATGGCCTGCCGGTAGGCCACCTGGGCGCGCAGGTAGGCGTACTCTGCGGCCTGGGTGGCTGCGGCCTGCTCTGTGGCGTCCGTCAGAGCCTGGGCGGCGGCGATGGCTGCGGTATAGGTGGCGGTGGCCGCTGTCAGTTCTGCCGGTGCTGCTGCCTTTGCAACGCCCAGCGCCGTGCCGTCTGCGTACACGCCACGATCCAGCAAGGACACGGCCGACTGCTCGGCGGCGTTGATGTAGAGGCCGATCAGGGCGTCCTCATCGATGCTATCAACGCGCAGGTGCAGCTTGGCTTCGGGCAGCGTGACAAAGGTCATTTATTTGTTCTCCGGCGCGGCCTTGTGGGCCTTGCTGCTGGGCGGCTTGGATGCCTTTTCTTTTGGCGCTCCGTCCGTCGCCCAGCCTTCGGCCAGGGCAACCGCGATCATTTCCTGATCGTCTGCATCCACTTCCTGCCCCGCCACGTAGTCAACGCGCCTGCAGCCGCCGTGCCAGTATGGGAAGTCAGTTTTGATGGTCAATTTCATGGGGAGTACCAAAAGAAAAGGCCCCGAAGGGCCTTGGTTTACGCCGCAGCGATTTTCAACAGCTTAATTGCCTGGGTATTGCGCAATTTCCCGCCTACACGCTTACGTACATAAAATTTTACGAAGCCAGGGGTGGTGATTTCGTCACGGGTGATGCGCATACCCACGCGGTCGGCAATCAAGTAACCTTCCTTGAAGTCGCCGAAGGCCAGGGAGAACGCACTAGCGCCGACTGCGGGCATGTCTTCAGCTTCGGTGATGCCGTAGCCCATGAAGGTTGCAGGCTGGCCAGCAGTCAGGGCAGGTTGCCAAAGGTACTGATTGGTCGTGTCCTTGTACTTGCGCAGAGCAGCCAGCACCAGCTTAGAGGTCACCCACTGAGCGTTGTTGCGGTAGCGGGCGCGCAGCGAGTACACCAGGTCATAGAAGATGTCTGCACTGGTGGGCAACGCAGCGGCTTGACCCGATGCGATGTACTGCAGCGTGCCGAAAGCGCGGGCGCTGTCGGCGGTCGTGACCGGCGTGGGGCCAGCCAAGAAGCCCGTGGGCTTTTTGGTGCCGTTGCCAGAAATGAACGCCACGCCTTCGCCTTGTGCAATGGCTTCAGCAGCAGAGCTAACAAGCCAGCTTTCCACATCGAAGAACAGATCGTCGAGCGATTCTTCCGACGCCTGGGGCTTGGCAGAGGCCATGCCGAACGTGGGCGCGACTTCTGCCAGGTCCGGGGTATTGGTCTGGTTGCGGGTGTCGGTTTCACCCAGCCACTCGAAACCAGCGCCGTTCACGTCGAACAATTCCTTGTAGTCAGGGCTGCCGACCGTGCGAACGGTGGAGATTTGGCGGATGGGGGAAATGTCCACCGACAGGCGGGCGATCTGGCGCTCGATGATCTCGGGCAGCGCGAAGCCGCCAGCGGAACC